ACACTTTACATTTTATTTCAATAGATGCTGTAAATGATTTAAATATTCGTTTGAACAATGCTTGGTCTGGTTTTTGTTCTGACATAGCTTTTCGTTTAATTACCAAAGATAAAGCTGGAGTTCAAACAGAAAAACCAATTAATATAGAAGATACAATTAATGGTATAAAATTTGTTTGTAATAATTGGTCTCCTGTCAAAGCAATTAATTATGTAGCTGAAAAAAGTGTAAACAAAGATGGAATATCATCTTATATGTTTTTTGAAAATAGAGATGGATTTAATTTTGTTTCACTTCACACACTATATCAAGGAAACACCATTCAAGATTTTATATTTGATAATTACGAAAGAACAGAGACTAATGTAGGCGATACTATACGTGATGTTGAACAAGATTACAAACGTATCATTACAATGTCTATGCCAAGTGGATTTGATTTTATAGATAGACTTTCTAAAGGTATGTTCACTTCTAATCTTACAAGTTATGACATGGTGACAAAAAGATTTAAAAGACAATATTTCTCTTATCAAGAAGAATTTAATAAAATTCCACACTTAAATAAATTTCCATTAAATAGCACAGAAGTTGTTTCTGCTCCAGATAGTCTAGTGTATAATAAAATAAAACACACAGCTATGCATAATGGGTTCGATGATGTATCAAATAGTGATAAGTTTCTTTTTAGATTATCAGCACTTGCCAACACACAAGGATTTAAATTAAGAATTGAAACTCTTGGAAGAACAGATTATACAGTTGGTAAAGTTGTTTCACTAAAAACATTTAGAATAGAAACTGTTAATGATAAATCAAATGATTTAGTAGATCCAACATATACTGGTAAATATTTAATATCAGCAGTTAAACACACTGTAGGTGGAAATAAACATACTTGCACTTTAGAATTAATTAAAGATAGTTTATCACAAGGTATTGGAGAATTAGCATAATGAAAATATTTATTGGTAAAGTTGAAAATAGAAATGATCCTTTAAAACTTGGTAGATGTCAAGTAAGAGTAATGGGTGTTCATGATGAAAACCCTGCAATACTTCCCACAATAGATTTACCATGGGCTATGCCTATATCACCAGTAAATTCAGCAGCAAGTGCTGGTATTGGTGTATCACCAACAGGAATAGTTTTAGGAAGTATAGTTCTTGTCACATTCACTGATAAAGATGATCAAACACCAGTCATACTTGGTACACTTGCAGGTGTTCCGCAAAATCAAAATAATTCTTTAGTTCTTAAACCATCTGATAGAAAAGGAAATATAAACACAGCAGTGAAAATTGGTTCTGATGGTGTTTCAAAACTTGCATCAGGTCAAATAGATTCAAACGTAAACATAATTAATGCTGTTGCCACGAGAAGTGGTGGCGATGTAGAAACAGCAGCACAAGTATCTGAAGATTCTAAAGCTTTATTAAAAGGAGATTTAGAGATAGAAAAAGCAAGACCTCTTTCTACTTTCACTGTATCAGATGATAGTGTAAAAGAAATTATAAAAAACACTCCATTCACTGATGTTGCTGTTCCGATTACAGACTCATCTGGTAAAGTAATTAAAACTGTAATTGGATATGGTCAAGATACATATCAAGGAAAACCTGTCACAGCTTCTTATCCAGGAAGTATAGACAAAACAACTGCTGAAACAGAATTTAAAAACTATTTACAAACAGATGTGGCTGATAAACTTATAAGTGTTGTAAGAGCACCAGTTAATCAAGAAATGTTTGATTCTATATTAAACGTAGCATCAGATATTGGTGTAGAAAATTTTGCTAATTCTTCTATTCCTAAGTTAATGAATTCATTAGACTATCAAGGAGCAGCAGGTGCTATTCAAGGAATAATGAATGAAAAGAGTTTTGATAACGTATTAGGTGGTGTCACATCAGCATCTTTAGATTCTTCTATTACAACAGGAAAAGAATTATTTTCTAACTTAACGTCAGGAACGGATTTAACTGGAACAATTACAGGATCAGTTCAAAATATTTCAGGAAATCTTTTAAATAGTTTGGGAGGTAATGCTGAATCTATAACTTCAAATTTAACTAACATAGCAGATGGTGCTTTGTCAAATGTGACAAACGTATTATCTGATTCAGGTATTGGAAACATTTTAAATAGTTCAACTGGTATTTCAAATATATCAAATGTTTTAAACACGACAGACATTGGTGCTACAGTGACAAATGTATTAGGTGGTGTAAGTGGAAATATCTCCTCTGCTGTAGCAAACATAACATCAGGTAATGTATCAAATTTACTCGGAGGATTTGGTGGTTTTAGTTTAGGTGGAGCAGGTGGTAAATTATTTGGTGGTAGATCATCAACTAAAAAAGCAAGACGTTCAGCAGCAGCAAGCAAATTTACTTCTGTTGGATATCCAAATTTAGGTGGAACGTTATTTGATGAGAACACTGCATATGTAAAACCAATTTCTGATAATGGTGAATTTGGTAATGCTGGTCTAGTTTCAAATCCAGCATCAGGATCTTTTGGTGTTGCTTCGGGATACTTAGAATATGTAAATGAGCCAGACACATCTAGATTGGCACGTCACGAGAATATAGATAAAACTTCAGTCTATGTAAAAGAATCAGCAAGAGCATTAGGAATTGAAAGATTTAATTATGATACTTGGGATCAATCTGAAATACCTTATAATGCAGAATATCCATTTAATAAAGTTGTTGAAACTGAAAGAGGACATGTATTTGAATTAGATGATACACCAAATGCTGAAAGAATTAATATATTTCATAAACGTGGTAGTTGGATGGAATGGGATCATAATGGTACATTAACTGATCGTGTAGTAGGAGATCGTTATCAATTAAGTGAAAGAAACACTTATGAATTAGTTGGTGGTACAAAAAATTTAACAGTTTATGGTGAATTAAATGCAGTACTTAAAGCTGGAGCAAAAATAAGAATAGATGGTCCAGGAGAAGTTGTAATTAATAATGATTGTAAAGTCACAGTTGCTGGTGATATGAATTTAAATGTTGGTGGTGAATTTAGATTAGTTGCTGGACAAATACGTATGGAATCAAAAGGAATGGCTACATTAGGTGCAGCACAAGTTTTAGAATTAGATGGTAGTAAAGTTGATATAGGTAATGGTTTCACTCCATCAGGATTAGCACTTACAACAAATGAAATTATTGATACACAAATGCCAGTTATACCTGAATTACAAATCAATTCACGTTCAGCAAGAGAGTATTTTGTTTATGAAGTTCCTGATGAAGGAGATGCTCAAACTCATCGTGAACGCCAAATACAACGTGGTTTATATATTCGTAAGAATTTAGATTTAGGTAATGTTTCTGTTAAAACTATACCAACAGTTAAATCAGAAATCGCAGCAGCAGAACAAAAATGTGAATACATTTATGGATTATCTAGCTATGAACCAAGCTTACAATTATCTGCTCGTATTCAATTAGGAGCATTAAATCGAAATGGTGGTATTCCTATTATATCACAAATGGGTGTAGATCCAAAACAAATAGTTTGTAATTTAAAAGGAATGGCGACATACCTTATTGAACCAATGAAAGATTTATTTAAAAATGTTTTAATTGTAAATGGATATAGAAATAATCAAATTCAAGCAGGATCTCCTGAAATATCACAACATTATACAGGTGAAGCTGTTGATATTATATTTTCAAGCTGGAATCGTGCTCAACATTATCAAGCAGCAATAGACTTAGTTTTATCTTTACCTTATGGATTTGATCGTATTGTATTATCGTATGCAGGTAAAAAATCAGTTTGGCTACATTGTTCATGGAAATATACAGGAAATAGATTTGAAACATTTACTATGAGAGATCACTTAAAAGTATCTGATGGTTTCTCTTTAATACCAGAGGTTAAATAAATATGCCATTAGCAGCAACGAAACTTACTTTTTCTACAGGACATGGTTGTTGGCCAGCAAGATTACCTGCGGGACCATTTAGTTTAAAAACAACTATTAGTGGATTATCTGTACCATTAGCACTTTATACCTTTTATATATCGCATATTTGTGGACTTATAGTACATTCTGGATCATCTAGATTAATAGTATTAGGATCAAAAAAAGTTTTTATAGAAGGAAAAATGGCTGTTAGATTTGGCGATCCGATAGCCTGTGGCGATAAGGTAGGACCACTTTGTTCACCAAAAGTTAATATAGGATAACTAAATAACATATGCCTACAAATACAAGAACATTTACAGATTTAGATCTTAACTTTACAGCACATCCAGTTAATAAAGATGTAGCTATAAAATATGATGAGCAAGCAATTAAACAAAGTGTTCGGAACCTAATACTTACTAAAAATTTTGAGAGACCATTTCATAGCGAAATTGGTAGTCAAGTTCGTGGTTTATTATTTGAACCAGTCACTGAAATGTCTGTTTCAATTATTAAAAGAAGTATAGTAGATGTAATAAGAAATTACGAACCAAGAGTACAACTAGTTGATGTTTTTGTTAATGTTCGACCTGATGAGAATTACGTAGATATTCGTATTGTATTTAAAATTATTAATACAGCTACACCAATAGAATTAACTTTAACACTTGAAAGAACACGATAATGGCTGAAACAAGTAGAAATATTAAAGTCACTGAATTAGATTTTGATGAAATAAAAAAGAATATAAAGACATATTTAAAAGCACAAAATGCATTTAGCGATTACAATTTTGAGGGATCTGGTCTTTCAATTTTGTTAGATGTACTTGCTTACAACACACATTATAATGCTTTGTATTATAATTTAAGTGTTAATGAAATGTTTTTAGATAGTGCTGTAAAACGTTCATCAGTTGTAAGTCTTGCTAAGTCATTAGGATATACTCCATCATCAAGTATTGCTTCAAGAGCACTTATAGATGTAATTATATCAAACGTGTCAGGAAATCCAACAACTCTTACTATACCATCAGGAACTTCATTTAGTTCAAATTTTAGTGGAAGTAATTTTAATTTTTCAACTGATGGTGCAATCACTGTTTCTCGTTCAGTCACAAATACATATTCATTTTTAAATGTTCCTATAATTGAAGGAAGATTATTACAAAAAACATATTCAATGGTCACAAATGGAGCTTACACAATCCCAAATGCTAAAGTAGATACTTCAACAATTAAAGTAAACGTTCAAGAAGTAGCAGGTTCAGCAGCAAACACAGTATATACTCTTGCCGATAATTTCGCTACATTAACTCCATCATCACGTGTTTATTTTTTAAAAGAAAATGATGATGGTAATTATGTTATTTCTTTTGGTGATGGTTTATTAGGATTTGCTCCAGCAAATGGTGCAAATATTCTTATAGATTATTTTGTTTGCAGTGAATCAGAACCAAATGGTACAGCTACTTTCACATACACAGGAAACGCATTTACAAACACAGCCAACGTATCAATTGTGACAAAAGCAATTGCAGCTGGTGGATCGATACCTGAAACAATAGACAGTATAAAATATAATGCTCCTAAGAGTTTTACATCTCAAAATCGTGCTGTGACAGCAGAAGATTATAAAACAATTATTCCTAAATTTTATAATAACGTAGATGCTATTTCTGTGTGGGGTGGCGAAGAAAATGATCCACCAATTTATGGAAAAGCATATATTTGTATTAAACCAAAAACAGGAGATACATTAACACAAAGCACTAAACAAGTTATTATTAAAGATATTATAAAAGGAAAAAGTTTAGTGAGTATTATTCCTGAAATAGTAGATCCTGATATATTATACATATCAGTAAATTCGAATGTATATTAC